GTAGGAACGGCCTCTGGAAAGGGGCCGTTTTTTATTTCACCGGGGAAGAGGATGAGCAAACAGTACATCAACGAGAGAGACCGCACACTGTACGGGGTCAACTTCGACCTCCTCGACGGGTTGGAGCTCACGGAAAAGGGGTTCCCGATCATGGAGCCACTACAGAAGGTGCCCAGGGTGGATGAGCTGATCGAGTTCAACCGGGTCCTGACAGACCAGAGGCCCGGGAACCACGGGGTGCACTTCTTCATCGATGACTACCAGTTCGACAGAGTCTGGAACAAGCCGGTCGTATATCTGGAAAAGCTCCGCGACTATCGCTGCGTGGTGCAGACTCAGTTTTCCAGCTACACCGACTTTCCTCGGCCATTAAGGCAATATCAGCACTACCGCAACCAACTGCTCGGAGCTTTCTGGCAGAAGCAGGGGCTGACGGTGATCCCGGCACCCGGGTGGAGCGGGGAGGACAGCTTCGAATGGACCTTCGAGGGACAGCCGGAGAACAGCTGGGTGGCGATCTCGACCATCGGTGTCACCAGATACGCAGAGGCAAAGGTCAACTTCATCCGCGGAGTGCGGAGATATGTCGATGAGAAGCACCCGAGAGGGGTGGTCGTATACGGCAAGCTCACTACAGAATTCAAGACGATCCTGGAGAGGGAGGAGATACCGTATATCTGCTTCAGGCACGGACAGTCAATAAGGGCAGAGAGGTACAGGGGGGCGTGAGCCTCCCTTTTTTCGTGGGGAGACAGAGATGGCTAACGGAGGACAGAGCACAAAGGTAGGGAGGACGGGCGCACCGCCCAGGGCGGCGAACCAGCAGGCGAAGGCTCCGGCGCAAACGGCGAACGTGGATGCCCGTGGGTTTTCCGACTATGACGCCGCTGACTACCATGACTTATACGCGGGAAGGGCGTACTATCAACGGCAGGGGATCACGCCACAGGAACAAAAAGAGCTGGATAAGTACACAGACCCCAATACACTGAGGGGGTCGCTTTACAACTACTCCCAGGAAATGAACCAGGCGAACATCAACGGAACGATGACGACGGAACAGCAGAAAACGCTTAATACCTTAGTGGGGGCCATGCATAACCTGGGTTATAACGTAAACCTGACGAGGTACGACCACGGTGATGCGTTAGATTACATGCTGCGGGAAGCAGGAATAGCCACAGGGCACCAAGGGATGACGATCAGCCAGCTGAAAAGTGCGCTGGTCGGGAAAGCCTACACAGACAAAAGGATCCTCTCGACATCGTACAACAACTTCAAGAATGCCGCGGATCCGTCGACGTTCACCACGCGTGAGGTGAAATTTACTTACAGAGCAAAAGCCAGCACGCAGGCGATGATGCCGGGGGTTGGAAAGGTCCCGATGAGAGGGAGCGGAATGGCCAGAGGTGATGACTTTGGGGAAATGCTTCTGGCTCCCACAAACGGTTCCGTAAACAACTACAGAGTCGTCGATATAAAGTATTCCGGAGCAAAGGCAAGGCTGAAGGGCGGGTCCAAATACAACCTGAACGTTCGACAGATCGAAATCGTGGTCGAAGTCGGATAAAAGTCGCTTCAGAGGCGACCACGTGTGTCCAGAGAAGGGGTATGATGGAGTCAAAAACAGGAGGTGGGCAATGGAAAAGAAGAAAGCCGAACAGTATGACGAGTTGTACGACCGCTGGGGGACATCTCCGGGGGCTATAGTCTTTGGAAAGCAAAGGAAAAAGCCGGCGGTGCCAAAAAAGCCCACAGCTAAGAAGGGCGCGGGAAAGCCGGTGAAGAAGAAATGATCAACCGATCCAAATAATGTCGGAACAGTGCAGACGCTACACGGCGTCTGCTTTTTTATGGGGAAAAGAGATGGCAAACGGAGGACAGGGGACAAAGAATGGCGGAGGAGGCAGAGGCGTAAACAGGGCCTCCAAGAAGAGTTCCGCCGCGGATATTGGTCAGTTACAGGCCCTCGCACAGAAGAGCGGAGCGGCCGCGGACCAACAACTGGCTGATCAGATTGATGAGATCATCAGGTCAACGATAATAACGGAAAAAGACCAGGACCCGGGTGATACCCAGAAGTTTTTTAACGCTATCGGTTACACAAGCAATAAGCCGGTAACGGTGAAGTCCGAGATGGATCTCGAGAATGAGATCAACGCTGGCAACCAGAGCTCGGATTATCAATACTATATCTTTCATGGCGACGTTGCGTCGAATGCAGCGGAGGGCAAAGCCTTTGCCTCCCAACTACACGGGCGGAGGGATCAATATATATCTTCCGGAAGACTGGGCGACGGAACGTATTTTTCAACGTCGCCACTGGGGAGCGCAAATTACATGGATCGCAACGGCTACGGACGACAAACAAAAGCCATCCTCAACCAAAATGCGAAGGTGATAAGCGAAAGCAAGCTCACACGGATGATTACAAAGTTCCAGAAATCACACCCGAAAGCGTACGCCAGCATCAGAAAGATGCAGGGGAGCAAAGGCAACTACTGGGGAAAAGAAGCCAAGTATGGGGTATTTGCCTCTCTTTTCGGTTATAATGTGGTCACGGATGGCTCCGGAGGGAAGCAGCACGACCACTACCTCGCCGTTTTTGACCGAAGTGCACTGACGATGGTGACAGGCAAAACCATGGGCAGGAGCGATATAAGGCAGGCCTTCATGAACAACTCCAGCGCATGGCAGTACAAAAACGCACATGAAGACTAAAGTCGCTCGGAAAGCGACCTTAAATATGAGAAAACGGGGTATGCTGAAAGAAAAAAAGGAGGTAAGCCCATGCCGACAGTAGAACAGCTCAGAAAAGCATATAAGAACGACAAGACGTACCGGTTACAGGTGGACGACCTGGTAAAAAAATCAAAGACCAACTATGGCGTTCAGCTGACGAAGGAAGATGTCTTCAAAGCGGTCAGCAGTGACGAGTTTGTCCGGGATTACGCAGAAAAGAAGAAGAAAGCGGCAAAAAAGCCGACCGCGGCAAAGACCAGGAAGAAGTAACACCACAGAGAGCACCCTCCGGGGTGCTTTTTTGATGGAGGCAAACGGAGGCCAGAGCACCGGGAACGGAAAGATAACGGGAGTGGCCATGGTCGCGTATAACTCCATGCAGGCTACACCAGCAGTGCTGAGGCAGTGGACAGTGCTGAATTAACGTCTGGGAGAGGAAAGACAATGGCGAATGGAGGACAGAGTACCGGAAACGGGAAGATCACGGGTGTATCCAGGATAAACCTTCCGCAGAGCGGGGGAAGTACGAAAGCACCTACGGCCTCACAGCTTAAGAACATGACAGCCCAGGAGATTGTGGCGGGGATCGGCAAGCTGACCACCGGGTCCATGAAGAAGATCGTGACCGGGCTGAGGAAGGACTGGATGAAAGCCGGGGAGGTGCTCAACAGCATGGCGAAGGTGGGCACGAAACTGGTAAGGGACGACTCTCCGCACTCCATAGAGGAATGGACGAAGGTCGGAGACAACCAGTGGCACGGAACGAGAACCACATGGAGCGGAACACTCTACTATCCACCCCAGCCGACAGACTCCATGTTAGAGGGGAGCTTTGATGACCCGCCACAACCCCTCTCAAAGGAGCTGCGGAAGTGGGAGATACAGTAGGAGGATCTACAGGGAAACCTGCAGGTCCTTTTTTAACGCTACACAGAGGTGAAAATGCTGACTATAGAATACATCGAAACTGAGGCCCTGACGCCATATGACGGAAACGCAAAAGAACACCCACCGGAGCAGATCGAACAGATAGAGGAAAGCATCGCCCAGTTCGGCATGAACGACCCGATCGCGGTCTACGGCCCGGACAACACCATCGTCGAAGGGCACGGCAGATGGCTCGCCTGTTCCCTTATGGGGATAGATACCGTCCCGGTCATCCGACTCGACCACCTGACCGACGAACAGCGCCGAGCGTACACCCTTGTCCACAACAAGCTGACCATGAACAGCGACTTCAACCTGGACAAATTGGAGATAGAGCTCGCCGGGATCACGGAGATCGACATGGGCGACTTCGGATTTCTCGTAATGGACGACCCGGAGGAACGTATAGACGGGGAAGAGGACGAGTATAATGCGCCTCTGCCACCTACACCCAAGAGCAAGACCGGCGACTTGTATCATCTCGGGGATCACTGGCTCCTCGTGGGTGACAGCACCGACCCGGGGGACGTGGAGAGGCTGATGGGCGGAGTCAAGGCAGACCTCTGTGTCACAGACCCTCCGTATAACGTAGCCATAGAGAACTCCGAGGGGATGTCCATCAAGAACGACAACATGGATAACTACAGATTTACCCAGTTTCTCACGGATGCCTTCGCAAATATGAACGAGGCACTGGCCCCAGGGGCGCCGTTTTACATTTACTACGCTTCCAGAACCGCCGCGTCCTTCCTCCAGGCACTGGAGAGTAACGGACTAAGCCCCAGACAGCAGCTGATATGGGTGAAAAACACCTTTGTTCTGGGCAGAAGCGACTACCACTGGCAGCACGAACCCATCCTCTACGGGTGGAAGGAAGGACCCCATTATTTCACCGACTCCAGAAGGGAATCCACCACCCTGGAGATACCCGCACAGCCGGACATAGACCACATGAAGAAGGACGAGGCTATCAAGCTGCTCAAGGTCTTGTATGGCTACACAGCCTCGACGATCATGCGGGAGAAGAAGCCTGCAGCAGACGATATGCACCCCACCATGAAGCCGATACCGCTCCTCGTCTACCAGATACAGAACTCCTCCAGGAAGGGAGACACAGTGCTCGATCTCTTCGGTGGCTCCGGTTCCACACTGATAGCCTGCGAACAGACCCAGAGGCTCTGCCGCACGATGGAGTACGACCCTCGGTACGCAGACGTCATCATAGACAGATGGGAGAAGTTCACGGGCAGAAAAGCCGAAAAGGCAACCGAAGAAATGCCATTCACCTGACCACGGAAAGGAGGATACAGAGATGGCAAAGAGAACAGAGATAGACCAGCGGACGTTCGAAAGACTCTGCTTCCTCCGAATGAACAAGGACGAGATATGCAACCTCCTCGGTGTTTCCGAGAAGAGCCTCAACAACTGGTGCAAACGCACTTACAACCAGTCCGTCACACAGGTCATCGGATGGAAAAAGATAAAGATAGACGAGGGCCAGTTCACCTCCCTCTGCCGACTCCAGTGCACCCTCGAAGAAGTCGCTAACTTCTTCGGGTGCTCCCAGGACACCATCAACAGGTGGTGCAAGGAGAATTTCGGGGGCTCCACGTTTTCAGAGGTCTTCGCCCAAAAAAGAATGGACGGCATAGTTTCCGTCCGTAGAGCGCAGTTCGACATGGCTCACAAGATCCCGGCGATGAGCATCTGGTGGGGCAAGCAGTACCTCGGTCAGAGGGAGCCGACCGTAGAGAAGGAAGTGCACGTACAAGCCGCTGTGGAGCCGGTCGCCTTCATCATCGACGATCTCCCCGAAGAGGGCGAGGAAGGGGCAGAGACGGCCACGTGGGGCACGAGAGAAGGGGAATGAGCAAGGAGAACGAAGTACGGCTTTCAGAGCTGATAGCGCCCAGCTTTTACGGTTTGCACCGAGACGTTCAGCAGGAGAAGCACACCTACTACGACCTCTACGGAGGGCGAGGCTCGTGCAAGTCCACGTTCATCGGTTTAGAGATACCCATGGGGATCATGAGGGACCCACAGGCGAACGCGATTGTGTTTCGGAAGGTCGGCTCGACCATAGGGACCTCGGTGTTTGAGCAGATAGTCTGGGGGATAGACGCACTCGGAGTCCGAGACCTCTGGAAGATGACGACAAGCCCGTACAAGTGCACGTTCAAACCGACAGGGCAGGTCATCCTTTTCAGAGGGCTCGACAAAGCAAGGAAGATCAAGTCCATAAAGGTCGCCCACGGATATATCAAATACGTCTGGTTCGAGGAGCTGGACGAGTACGACGGAGAGGAAGAGATACGAACCGTTCAGCAGTCCGTCCTTCGAGGCGGGGCGAAGTTCCAGGTCTTCAAAAGTTTTAACCCACCGCTCTCGAAGAGCAACTGGGCGAACCAATACGTGATGACGCCGAGAGAGGGAGCGGTCAGGCACAGGAGCTGTTACCTTGACGTTCCGCAGGAGTGGCTCGGTCAGCAGTTCCTCGACGATGCCGAGGACCTGATGCACACCAACTTCAGGGCCTACCAGCACGAATACCTGGGGGAGCCGATAGGCACCGGGGGCGAGGTCTTCACCAACCTCGAGATACGCCAGATACCGGAGGAGGAGAAAAGCCACTTCGACAATATCTTCATGGGGATTGACTGGGGGTGGTACCCCGACCCGTTCCACTGGGGGAAGATGCACTTCGACAGCACCAGGCGGACGCTGTACATCTACGACGAGCTGAGATGCTGGAAGACGAGCAACGCAGACACGTGGGCGCAGCTCCAGAGGGACAAGGGGCTGACCTCATACGACCTCATCACGGCGGACTCGGCAGAGCCGAAGTCGGTAGGGGATTACAGAGACTACGGGGCTCTCTGCAGAGGGGCTATCAAGGGACCGGACAGCGTCCGCTACGGCATGAAGTGGCTCCAGAGCCTGAACAAGATCGTGATAGACCCACTGAGGTGTCCATACACGGCGAAGGAATTCAACGAGTACGAGTACGACCGCACCAAGGACGATGAGATCATAAGCAGATACCCAGACGCGAACAACCACAGCATCGACTGCGTGCGGTACGCAATGGAGAGGGTGTACAAGCGCAAAGGGCAGTAAGGGGAGGACCGGCATGGGCATCCTTTCAACGATTTACACACGGATACGGGAGGCGATAGGGCGCATGATACCATACAAGAGCATCGAGCAGGCAGAGCGCATCGATACCCCGCTCACGACCGAGATGGTCAACGCGGTGGAGAAATGGTACGCAATGTACCTCGACCAGCCGCCGTGGGTGGACAGAGACAGCACCCAGAGCATGAACCTCCCTGCCTTTATCAGCGGAGAGATCGCAAGGCACATAGTTCTCGAGATGAAGTGGAGCATCACGGGCAAGGGCAAGGGTGAGGACGGAGAGGAAGTGATGAACCCCAGGGCGGAGTTCCTCGCAAGGGAGTTCTCCAAACTGGCGGATGGCATCACTCTCCGAACGAAGCTCGAGCAGGGCTGTGCCGCCGGAGGAATGGTGATAAAGCCATACCCGGACGTGGAGAAGAAGACCATAGGGTTTGACTGGGCGATGGACTGGGGCTTTTATCCGATAGCCTTTGACGATGACGGCAACCTGACCGACTTTATCATTCCCGACGTTTTCAGAGAGGGGAAGACCATATACACCCGTCTCGAGAGGCACAGAGTGCTCCGTGGGGGAGAGGAAGGGATAGGAGAGGAAGCCGGGAAGAAGGGCATCCTCATCACCCAGAGAGCCTTCAAGTCGACGATGGAGGAGAGCCTGGGGAGAGAGATCAGCCTGCAGGACGTGCCCAGATGGGAAGGGCTGCAGGAGAGGGCGCTCATCACCGAGACAGAGACGCCGCTGATTGGGTGGTACAAGGTAGCCTCGGCGAACACCATCGACGTGGACAGCCCACTGGGGGCATCGGTATACGCCAAGGCGGCAGACGTTATCAAACAGGCAGACCTCCAGTACAGCCGGATCCTCTGGGAGTACGAGGCTTCCGAGATGGCGATCGACGTCGACCCGACGGCACTCAGACCGAAGAAGACCGAGAGCGGAACGATGGAGATGCCCAAGCTGAACAAGCGGTTATTCAGAGCGGTGGACATCGACAAGGGCGACCGAGACCTTTATGAGGTTTTCGCACCGCAGATCAGGGACTCCAGCCTGTTTCACGGACTCAACCAACTGCTGATGAGAGTCGAATACCTCTGCGGCCTTTCCTTCGGAACGATAAGCGAGGCGAACACGGTGGCGAGGACGGCAACGGAGCTGAAGATCGTCCGCACGCGTTCGTTCACCACGATCAGCGACAACCAGAAGGCCCTGGAGAAGTGCCTAAGAGACGTCATCGCAGCCATGGACAGGTACGCGACCATCTACAAGATGGCACCGGAAGGGGAGTACGATGTCTCGTTTGAATGGGACGACTCCATCATGACGGACACGGAACAGCAGACCCAGGAGAGGCTGATGCTTCTGAACGCGGGGCTGATGAGCAAAGCTGAGTTCCGAGAATGGTACTTCGGAGAGACCAAGGCGCAGGCGGAAGCGGCGATCACGGCTATCACCCAGGAGAAGACCGAGGAGATGCAGGAGATGATGATGCCCGGAATGAGCGATGCCCTCGTGAGCGCACAGGACGGCGCAGGTGCGATTTCAGACGCAGATGGGGGAAGTGCCCAAGGCAACGCGCAGAACGCGCCGTAGAGGGCGAGAGGGGGCTGAATGGCAGGCGTAAAGAGACAGCTCACCCGGCAGGAACAGCTCGAACAGCTGATGGCACGATACGAGGAGATCAACTCCTTTTTTATCGAGAAGGTCGCAGAGCAGATTTTGAGGATAGGGGAGCTGAACGCCGCAAGCATGCACCGCATCGAGGTGATGGCAAAGATGAACGAGGACATAGGGGCCATCAACCGGAGACTGGCGCAGGCGACAAGGCTGAGCGTGCGCGACCTTTACGACCTATACGACAAAGCGATGACCGACCTGTACCGCAGTCCGAGATTTGAGAGGGCACTGAACGAGACACCGCTCCCGGACATAGAGAAGCAGAGGCTGAGCAACTATGTGGAGATGGTGGCAAGGCAGACCGCGGGGCGGATGGTCAATTATTCCAACACCACGGCTGTGTCGGAGAGATACCGCCAGATGGTGGACAGAGCCATTCTCGCCACCTCGAGTGGGATGGAAGGGTACAAGGCAGCCATGCGCCAGACCGTCAGAGAGCTGGGGCAGAGCGGAATGCAGGTTTACTACGAGAGCGGACACCACCGCAGACTCGACACGGCGGTGAGGCAGAACATCGTAGACGGAATGAACCAGATCGCCCAGCACGGCTCAGACATGATGGGAGAGGCACTGGGGTACGACGCCTACGAGCTCTCCGCCCATGCGGCATCGGCGCCGGACCACGAACCCGTCCAGGGGCGAGTTTTTCTGAAAGAGGAATTCGCAAAGATGCAGAGCGGTCAGCCCTGCGAGGATGTGGACGGGAGGCAGTACGAGGGCTTCCGCAGGCGCATCGGCGAGTGGAACTGCATGCATATCGCCATGAGTTTTGACACACGGCGGAGCATCCGAAGATACACAGATGCTCAACTGGCGGACTGGGCGCAGGCGAACGAGAACGGATGCGAGATAGACGGGAAGCATTACACCCTTTACGAAGCCCGTCAGCTGATGCGGAGGATAGAGACCCAGATACGAAGGGAGAAGGATACTGCCAACGCCGCACGGATAGCCGGGGACGATGACCTGCGGAGACAGTGCCAGGAGCGGATCAATGCGCTCTCGAGGAAGTACACACAGGTCGCACAGGCCTCAGGCTTCAAACCCAGACGCGACCGGATGACGGTCGAAGGGTTCAGGGCAGTAAAGACCAATGGGACACAGGGCGGAGCGGGCGGACCGCTGATGCTCTCCAAAGACCTCCGATACGACACAGAGCAATACGAGCGATACAAGAAGGTCATGGGGGACGAAGCACCCAAGACACTGGAAGAATTCGTCCAGATAAAGTATACTGATGCCGAAGGATACGGACAGCTCAAGCACACCTACCGGATAGCAAACCAATACGAGCACAACTCGGGGGAGATGAGTGCGAGCGACATCGTCCGGCTGCACGATGAGGCGGCAAGGCAGAAGGCACTGTTCACGAGTGATGCCAGAAAAATGGGTAACATAGGCATCATGGAGATGGACGGGGAGGTGTATATCGCCAGTAGCAAGGTGAAGACCAAGGAAGAAAAATGGTTCGTCAACTTTGAAGGCGACAAAGAGAGCCTTGTTCTCTTGCCGGAGCAGCAACGTTTCCACACCATATACATTAACGGAAAAGGGGAAATAAACGGTCCAGAGTCGTATGACAGAATCGTAGACAGCGAGGCAAAACTCTTTGAACACGCCGCAAGAGTGGCAGACGACGGGCAGCCCCACATGATCAAGATGCTCTCTGAAAAACACATGTGCGAAAGTTGCCAGGGGGTCATGAAGGAGTTCAAAGAGAGATATCCGAATGTCACAGTGCAGGTGGTTTCTCATAGAGAAGACCGGGCAGAGGCAAATCACAACCATAACCGTGTGTTTGAATTCGATGCAAGGAGAGCCTATGAACGCAAGAGAACATGACGACGGGCCGTATGACGAAAAAAAGTGGGCGGTGGAGAACGCCTTCGATTTTTATCTGGATGGACGCTGGACGATCGATGCCTGCATGGGTTACCTCTTCGACGGCTGGACTGACGAGGAGCTCAACAGCACCACCGGAATGCTTTTCGTGATCGCAATCGCAGAGTACGAGATCCGACACGATATGCTGGAAGAGAGAGTCCTGAACGCAGCCTCGTACCATATCTACCGATACGAGAACATGGGGCGGTATAAAGACGAACTGGCCCCGGAAGAGATACCTCATCTGGAAGCGGACATCGCATACATCAAGAGCAAGGTCGAACTGCCGGAAATAGTCTCCTACGAAGACAGAGACTGAACAAGACAACACAATGGATAAACAAGCATCGGGAAACCGGTGCTTTTTTATTGCCCCGGGCAAGGCGTAAAAAGGCTCGGCAACTACCACAATTCCACAGCCAGAAAAGGCGTAATCATCGTAGGAAGGAAGGAAAACAAATGAAGCGGGAATTTTTAGAGGGACTCGGACTCGGCAAGGAAGTGATCGACCAGATCATGGCAGAGAACGGAGACGACATCGAGAACGCGAGACGGAGTGAACAGGCACGGTTTGAGACCGAGCGGACACAGCTCCAGGGGCAGGTGACAGACCTGCAGGGGCAGATCGCGCAGAGGGACACAGACCTCGCACGGTTCAATGACCAGCTCGCCGCAGCCCAGGCGGATGCGGGGAAACTGGAAGCGGCCCAGACTCAGCTGACGGCACTCCAGACCAAGTACGACAAGGACAAAAAGGCATGGGAGAGCAAGACGGCACAGCAGGCCAGAGAGTATGCCGTAAGGGCACTGGCAGCAGAGCAGAAGTTCTCCAGCGCAAGCGCGAAGAAGGCCTTTATTGCCGACGCACTGGCGGATGCGACGATCAAGCTCGACGGAAACACCGTGCTCGGCTACCAGGTGTTCCTGCAGAACTACCAGGTCGCTGATCCCGGAGCCTTCGTGCAGGAGAAAAAGCCGGAAGACCCGGCGCAGCCGACGATCGTGCTCCCCGGAAAATCCACGCCGCAGAAAAGGAAGATGACTCTCACAGAGATGATGAGAGCCAAGAACGAAAACCCGAACCTCACTCTGACGTTTGAGTGAGGAACTCACAAGGAAGGAGAACAAAATGCCTGGAATTTTCGACAGCAAAAATTTTAACGCGGAAGTATTCACACAGTACGTCGAGAGCATCCCGAACCTCAACCGGAACGAGCTGATCCGCTCCCGCGCACTCAGACCCCGCCCCGACCTCGCCACGACCATGGCAGAGCAGACAGGCGGCAATTATATCACGACACCGCTCTACGGTCTGATCGATGGGGCCGCCCAGAACTATGACGGTGCGACCAACATCACGAGTACCGCAACCAAGACCTTCTCCCACAGCCGCGTGGTCGTAGGACGCGCCAAGAGCTGGGTGGAGAGGGACTTCTCCTACGACATCACCGGTGGCGTTGATTTCACCGAGAACATCGCAAGACAGCTCTCCGAGTATTGGGAGAACCTGTGGCAGAGCACGATCATCCACATCCTCAACGGCGTCTTCTCGATGAGCACCGGCACGGCAAATCAGGAATTCGTGTCCGCACACACCGCAAACATCGCCGGAGACACCGTGCCGACCATGGATGCAACAACCCTCAACACTGCGATGCAGAGGGCCTGCGGAGACAACAAAGGCCGCTTTAGCCTCGCCATCATGCACTCCGCAGTGGCGACCGGGCTGGAGAACCTCAGACTCCTGTCCTACCTCAAGTACACCGATGCCAACGGCATGGAAAGAGATCTGGCGGTAGGCACCCTCAACGGCAGAACCGTTCTCGTGGATGACACCATGCCCGCCACCTCGGTGGCCGCGGTATACGCGCTGACCGCTGACACGGATATCGCCGCAGGCAAGACCTACTACACCCGTAGCGGAAGCGCACCGGACTATGTCTATACGGCGGTGGCAAGCCCCTCGAAGGCCAACATCGCCACGTATTACGAAGTCACTGACCCCGCACACGTGGAGTACACGACATACGTTCTCGGCGACGGAGCGATCGAGTTCACCGATTGCGGCGCGAGAGTTCCCTACGAAGTGGATCGCGACCCTGCGACCAACGGCGGACAGGACAAGCTGTTCTCCAGACAGAGACACAGCTATGCGCCTTTCGGAATTTCCTTCACCAAGTCGAGCATGGCAAGTGCCTCTCCGACCGATGCGGAGCTGGAGACAGGCGCGAACTGGGAGCTGGTCAACACCGGCGGAGCATCCCCGGAGTACATCAACCACAAGAGCATCCCGATCGCAAGGATTATCTCCCGCGCATAATCGGAGAAAGGAGGGTGCATGGTGTACCTGACATACGAAGAGTACGTGGGGTATGGCGGTACCCTTGGAGAGGCGGAGTTCACGCTCCTCGAATTCAGAGCGCGAAAAAAGATCGACGAGTGGACGGACTGCCGTGTGCAGAACATGGCGTCCGTCCCGGAGGCGGTCAAGCTGTGCATGATGCAGGCAATCACCTACGAACAGACCTACGGAGTGGAGGCGCAGGCGGCAAGCCCGCTTCTCGCGTCTTTCAACACGGACGGATACTCGGAGAGCTACGGGAGCATGACAGAGCAGAACAGCCAGGCGGTGGCAGGACTGTACCGCTCTGTCAGCAGCATGCTCTACGGGGAGACGGACGATGAAGGGACGCCACTCCTATACAGGGGGATAAACGGATGAGGGAGTGTACGCAGACCATAACGGTGTTCAACGCAAGGATGGACCCGGACACAGGGTACGACACCTACCACCCCACCATCCTAAGAGGGGTGAGCTGGCACAGCGATGTCTCATCGAACGTCACGCAGTCAGGACTGATCGCCGCAAATAAGATCTCCATAAGGATCCCGGGGGAGGCGGACTTCTCCGGGAAGTCCTACTGCAAGCCTGAGGCGTATCCCTCTTCTGACCCGGAAAGTGTGTTCACACTCAAGCAGGGAGATATCATCATCCACGCGGAAGAGACTGAGATGCTCAATCCGACACAGCTGAGGGAGAAATACGGGGAAGTGGTGACGATCCTGGGAGTAACAGACAGCCGGCATCGCCCGCGGGCAAAGCACTGGAAGGTGGTGGGAGGATGAGCCTGACGTTTGATGGCAGGGCCTTCACGGAGCTCGAACCCCTCCGTCTTTTGGAACAGATGAACCTCGAATCGGGAGGTAAGGTCCAACAGGCGATCGACAAGAGCGTCATCGACTGGTGCCTCCAGTATGTCCCATGGGAGACCGGGTCACTGGGGAAAAGCGCTTACACCGCAACCGTGATCGGGAGCGGAGAGGTGGAGTACCCCGGGCCTTATGCCCACTACCTCTACTACGGGGAAGTCTACGGGCCGAACATCCCGGTCTTTGAGGACGACACCGGGGAACCGACAAGATGGTTCTCCCCGCCTGGGCAGCAGAAGCACCCGACGGGGAAGGCACTGGAATATGCAACGGACGTCAATCCGCTCGCCGGATCATTCTGGTTTGAACGGATGAAAGCCGACCATATGCAGGACATCATACAGGAGGCGATGAACAATGCCAATTAACAACACGGAGGCCCTCCGGGCATGGTTCCGGCAGTGCCCGGCCATAAGCGGGCAGAAACGCTTCCGGGCTGACTACCTCGCAGAGAACCCGACGGAATACGCTGTGTTTTCTGTCCCGTCCGCACTGCGGAGTCACGAGAATATCCTCGGTGAGACAGTCATAGACGATGACCAGACCCAGAACTTCATCTTCGCATCGAAGGAAGTGTATGGGGCCGATATCCAGCAGAACCTCGCCAACCTCGCTTTTTACCAGGAGGTGACCGAGTGGATCATCGACCAGAACACCGAGGGGAACTTCCCTGACTGGGACGGGGGGACGGTCAAAGCCATACTCCCGACTCTCACGGCATATCCCGCGCAGGTGGGGAGCAGCACAGCAAAGTACCAGATACAGATCAAAGTCAATTACAGGAGGAATTAAACCATGGCAGTAACAGGCAAAATCGCGAGAAAATACATGGCACACTATATCGATGCGGCCTTCAGCGCAACTACACCCAGCTACTACCGGCTCGGTGAAGATCTGGAGGAATACAATGTCGAACTGAACCCGGACACTGAGTCCAGGAAGAATATCCTCGGCAACACCACGTTCATCCACAACGGGTACGAGCCGAGCGCAGACTCCGATCCCTACTACGCGAGGGTGGGCGATGCGATGTTCACGAAGCTCCAGGACATCGTGGACACGCAGGCGACCGACGACGGATGCAAGACCTCTGCGGTGGAAGTCCACCTCTGGGAAGAGGGCTCGACCAGCGGCACTTATGTCGCATACAGGCAGGACTGCTACGTGGTGCCTTCCAGCTACGGCGGAGACACCTCCGGGTACCAGATCCCGTTCACCGTCAATTACATCGGTGACAAGACCAAGGGAACGTTCAACGTTTCCTCCGGCGCATTCACGGCTGACTGACATACAAACGGGTAGCAGCAGACAGAGGGGAGCCAGAACGGCTCCCCTCTTTTGACAGATAAGGAGACAATAAATGGCTGACATCAAACCCATGGCGATCACCATAGACGACGGAAGTGTGCGCGTCCCGATCAATAATCTTTCCGGAGAAGAGCTCGGTGTGTTTTACTTCAGGCCAACCGACGTGGGGATCATTGAGCGGTACAATTCCATGCTCGACAAGATCGATGCGATCACGGAGCCTCTCGCGGGCGTGGACATCACGGCAGAGGGAGAGGCGAAAGATGAGGCGGAGATGGCCGCGCTGAAAGAGGCGGAGCGGAGGCTCTATGAAGTCCTGAACACCATGTTCGGCGGAAACATGGCGGAGGCTTTCTTCGGCAAGATGCACCCTTTCTCTCCCGTGGGTGGCAGTTTTTACTGCGAGAGAGCCATCGAAGCGGTGGGCGAGTTTATCTCCAGGCAGTTTGACATCGAGGCGAAGAAGATGAGCCAGAAGGTCAAGAAGTACACCGCCAAATACAGCAAGAAATGATCTGGGAGCTTTCCAAAAGCCTCACGGTAGGAGAAAAGGAGTGGAAGATCCGCACGGATTACAGAGACATCCTGAATATCCTCGCAGCGTTTGACGACCCGGACCTCGACATCCAGGAGAAGGAGCTCGTGTGCCTTTGTGTTCTCTATGAGGACTTCGAGGACATGGACAGGGAGGACTACCCGGAGGCGTACAAACAGGCGGTGAAGTTCATCGACAACGGTGCGGAAAGCAAGGGCGGTCCCCGGACGATGGACTGGGAGCAGGACGCGAGGATCCTCTTCCCTGCGATCAACCACGCTGCCGGAATGGAAGTGAGGGCGCAGGAGTATCTGCACTGGCACACCTTTCTGGGCTACTTCATGGAGATCAAGGACAGCGTCTACTCCACCGTGCTCGGTATCCGCCAGAAGAAAGCAAAAGGAAAGAAACTGGAGAAGTGGGAAAAGGACTTCTGGTCAGCCAATAAGGACATCTGCATCCTTAAGACCAGGCTGACCGAGGAGGAAACGGAAGAGAAGGAACGCCTCAAAGCAATGCTGGGGTGAGACAGGAGAGGCCATGGCATACGACGGATCCCTGAAATTTGATACAAAACTGGACTCCTCGGGGTTTGAGAAGGGCGCGAAGGAAGTCGCGCAGGAGGCAAAGAACCTCGAGAAGCAGGTCGAAGCCACCGGAAAGCGCATGGACTCTGCCCTGAACCCAAACACTCAGAAGACAGAGGAAGCGGTCGGGAAGACCGGGGAGGCCGCCCGAAAAGCGACCATGTCCATGAAGGAGTACATGATCGCCCTCTCCCGCTTTCAGAAGACCTGTGACAAGCTCGATACTGCCAATTCCGTAGAAGAGACGGAAGCGATCATCAACAGTTTGAAGCAGCAGGCCGATGCGCTCAAAGGAGTGACTTCATCAGACCCCAGGTTCGACGGCGCACTCATATACAGCAAGATGCTCGAAGCCATCCAGCAGTATGAAGATAAACTGCATGGTGCGGCAAAAGCTGTCGAAGAGGTCCAGGAGGCCCAGAAAGAAGCCGTCACTGTAGACACCACCCCGGATACAGAAGGCTTCGAGGCCGGAACAGGAAGGATGCAGAAAGCCATCGAGTATCTGCAGAATAAGCTCCATGGCTTTGGAAACGAGATCAGGCAGGCGGTACAGGCGTCCGGGCTGTTCTCCGGATACAAAAAAGAGGCGGAGACAGCAGAAACGAGCACTGGAAAATTCGAGCAGAGGCTCGAAGAAGTCCGTCAGCAGATGGACACGGTCAAGGGCGCGAGAGGGTACAAAGAGATTGCTGTAGCTATGGACGAGCTGGAGTTCAGACTCCACCAGCTCAAAAAAGCAGGGATCGATGCCGGTGGCAACCTTCTCCCCGGGGCAAAGGAACAGGTCGAGGAGGTCGAGGCACAGGTAGATGTGTACCGGCGCATGATGGATGAATACGTCAAGAGTGACAACGTCGTTCATTCAACAGGCGGCCGGACTGGCATGAGGCCGTCCGATATTTACGGAACACAGCAGGCCCTCGAAGAGCAGGCGATCGCACGGTTTGATAATACCGCAAAGGGGGCGATGGATGCGGAGACCCCGGAGGAATTCGCCGGTGTGATCGCTGATCTGCAGGAGCAGATGAATGTATATGCTCAGAGCAGTTATGCCGTAGAAGGGCGGACGGAAGCCATGCAGCAGGTGATCGACCAGCTCACGGAGCATCTGCAGAAAAATGCGGCTGCATGGGAACAGGAACGCGGCGCGCAGGAAGAACAGCCTACTGCCAGGGCATCCGGGTTTGACGCCATGCTCCAGAAATGGAAAGAGATGCCCACGGTATCCGGGATGGCCGTGAATGCGTTCTCTTCAGCGATGAATCAACTCGGCTTTGCGGCAGGGCAGGCGGGAGCCTTCGTACTTTCTGCCCTCCACGACCCGCTGGGGGCAGCTGACAGGGCACTCGCGGGACTGGGGAACGGAGCAGCCAACGCCGCACGTGGGATCGCAGGGCTCGCAGGAGGAGCGCTCGGCATGGCGGCTAATGGCCTCAAGATCATCGCAGGACATGCGGCAGAGGCGGCAAAGAACCTCGCCAAGATGGCCGCGCAGGCGGCCGTGGGAGCCTTCAAGAAGCTCGGCAGTATGATCACGGGGATCGGCCAGAGCACCGGGAAGATGAACGGAGGCTTCAAGCTCAATCTCGGCACGATCCTCAAGTACGGCTTCGGCATCAGGAGCCTGTATTTCCTGTTCAACAAGCTAAGAAGAGCGCTGGTTGACGGCTTCACGGACATCATGACCGCAGACTCCGGGCTGAAGAGCACGGTCAACAGCATGAAGCAGTCCCTGGGGAACCTGAAGCTCGCGTTTGCTTCCGCCATCGCTCCCATCGCAAAGGTCGTCCTTCCAGCGCTGACGACCATGATCAACGCACTGGCCGATGCGGTCAACATGATCGGGATGTTCATCGCCGCCCTGACCGGGCAGAAGACCTTCAAGAAAGCCACAGCCGCCCAGGAAGGATATGCATCCGCGGCCAACAGCGCATCCGAAGCCCTCAAGGAAGAGAAGAGGCAGCTCGCTGGATTTGATGAACTGGAGATCCTCTCCGGAAACGACGGCGGAGGTTCCGGGGGCGGAGGCGGAGGAGGCGGATCAGGCAGCGGAACCACCTTCGAAGACGTGCCCATAGAGAGCGGCATCATAGACTGGGCCGAAAAGCTCAAGGAAATGTTCGTTGCCGGAGACTGGGAAGGTATCGGCGGGATCATCGCCGACGGCATCAACAGAGGGTTCGCAAAACTTGACGAGCTGATCAAATGGGACAACGTCCAGGGCAAGGTCACAAATTTCGTCAATGCGATCACCAAGACCTTTAACAGCCTGGTGGACAAGGTCGACTGGAACCTGATCGGAAAAACGTTCGGCGACGGCGCCAACACCCTGCTGCATGCAGCGGATCTTCTGCTGACGGGCATCAATTGGGATAACTTAGGAAAGAAGATCAGCGAAGGGATCAACGGTCTGGTCACCACCGTGGACTGGGACCTCCTGGGCAAGACCCTGGGCGACGGCTTCGCAGCCAGGATACAGCTGATCACATCTACAATCGGCGGGATCAACTGGACGGAACTGGGAAGCGGCATGAGCACTGGCATCAACAGCCTGGCGAGCACTGTCAAGACTGCGCTGGACAAGATCCAATGGACGCAGATGGGCACGGACTTTGCTGACGGCGTCAACAAGCTGTTTTCCGGAGTGCAGTGGAAGCAGCTGGGCGCGACGGTCGGCAGCTCCGCGAACGGCGTGATCAAGACTCTCGCCGGCGCCGTGACTAATATCCAATGGGGAGATGCCGGGAAGGGCCTGGCAGACAGTGTCAATGGACTGTTCGATGAGATCGAATGGGACAAGGTCGGAGAGTTCCTGGGCGGAAGTGCCGCCGGTGCGGTCGAAGGAATCGTCGGCTTCATCGAAGGCATCCAGTGGGAAAAGCTCGGTGAGGACGTCGCAACAGCCCTGGCCAACATTCCGTGGACGACGATCGCGAACGGGGTCTTCGAAGCCGCGGGTGCTGCCATGGGCGGCATTGCAGCATTCCTGTGGGGCGTCATCAAAGAAAAAATCGCCGGCATCAAGCAGTATTTCGACGACAGCATCGATAACGCCGGCGGGGACGTAGCCAGTGGTATCCTAAACGGCATTGCAAACGGTTTCAAAGCACTGGGGACATGGGTGAAGGAAAACGTTCTCACCCCGTTCATTGAAGGCTTCAAAAAAGCCTTCGGAATTGCTTCTCCTGCTAAGAACGCAGACTTGCTGGAGGCCGCAGGATACGTCGGAGAGGGCATCCTCAACGGCATAGCGGACACGTTCAAGAACGTCGCATCCTGGGTGGAGGAGCACATCCTCGGACCCATCAAGGGCGCTATCAATGGTGCGGGGGTCACTATTCAGGCGACCTACGAGACAGTCGGAGAATGGGCATCCAATACTTGGGACGTCGTCAAAACCGGAGCGCAGACGATCAAAAACAAGCTGCAGGCAGCGTTTGAAACTGCCGGTACTTGGGCCGGTGATGCTTGGGACACCATAAAAGCCGGCTCGCAAACAGTTGTCAAGACCGTGAAAGCGGTTAAAGACAGGCTGTTTGACGGAGTGGCAACTGCTTTTGCCACTGTCAAAAACAGTGACGCGGTAAAGACGGTCAAGGGCGCGTATTATAAAACATTTACGGCCGTTAAAGATGCTTATACAAAGTTTAAAAATTCTGACGCGGTAAAGACGGTCAAGGGCGCATATTACAAGACGTTTACTGCAGTCAAGACCGCCTACAATGCCGTCAAAAACGCCACCGCAACAAAAGTGGCTGAAGGCAGCCAGAGGGCGACCTTCACATCCTTAAAAGATGCGTTCCATGGCATCTTTAGCAATGGAGCGACAAAGACTGTCTATGGAGAACGAAGCGACGGGTTCAAAACCGCATATGACCAGTATACCGGGTTAGAAGACAAGACAGTTACAGTCAATGTCCATATCCCGGACGAGACCTACCGAAAAGTCACGAGTATGGAAGACCGAATCAATAGACTGGAAAAGTGGGAGTCTGGTGGTGTCTTTTCAGGAGGGGTATGGTCAACCCTGCCGCAGTTTGCAGCCGGCGGGATCATCGGCGCAAGGGCTTTTGCGCGCAGCATACCCAGGTACGCAAGCGGCGGACTGCACGGGCACGGGTCACTTTTTTTGGCCGGCGAGGCTGGGGCAGAGCTCGTCGGACATGTGGGAGGCCGAACGGAGGTCCTGAACCGGTCACAGATGGCATCCACAATGTATACAGCGGTCCAAAACGGTATGTTCCTTGCCTTAAATCCGTTTGCAAATGTGATCACGAACAAGATGGCGGAATGCACCAACGCCATTGTGGCGGCGGCTATCCTCACCGCGAGCACTCCGGTGACGATCAGCCCGGTGTCTCTGGCACAGGGCAGCGCTACACTGCTGGGTGGCCTCAACGACATCGCAAGGGCCACATATACAGCCCCGATCCTTTCCAGAGGAACCGTGGTGCCCTATGCGGCAAGCCAGGCGGCGGACAGTGCGGACATCGCCAATGCGATCACGGCGGCGAATGGAGACATGACAGACACACTTGTACAGGCCATAGCGGCGGCGGCGACCATGATCGTCACGGCGGTCAATGGAATCGACACGCAGACGCACGTAGACAGGACTGCACTGGCAAGATACACGATCGATGAGATCAACCGCAGGACGGCGATGTTCCAGACATCACCGCTCAGAGGATAAAAGGAGGGAGGACAGATGAGGCCCAAACTGGTAATTGCGGGAACAGACTTCTCTGCGCTCACCGCAAGCATCACTCCGTCCAACAATGACCTCGATGCGGACGGAAGCGGGAGAGATATCCAGACCGGGACGATGTATCGGACGAAGATAACGGACAAGGACAAACTGGAGGTCAGCATGATGCGGTTGTGGGAGACAGACATGGCCGCTCTGCAGACCGCTCTCGACCCGGCGTTCATACAGGTCACCTACCTCAACCCGAGGAGTAACACGGAGACCACGAAAACAATGTACTGCAGCTCGATAAGCCACGGACTGCAGATGTACGACAGGTACAAAGGAAAAACATACTATGAGGGGGCGTCTTTCTCCCTCATGGAGCAGTGAAGGAGAAGCAGATGCAGAGCAGAAGTTCCGCATGGGAAGTCCTCGCGGCAAGCGGATACTTTGTCCTCGAGACAAAAGCCGTGATAGGAACGGTCACATACACCCAGATATCCACACCGATCATCAAACGCGGGCTTTTCCAGGACAGCCTCTCCGTGGGAAACTGCACGGCGGCAAGCCTGCAGGTCTCCATCAGGACAAATGACGCGATCCCCCGCTCCGCAGAGGTGAAAATATATCAGAGGCTCCTGTCGGAAGCAGGAGGAACGGCAACAGAATGGCTCCCTGCGGGGAGCTTCTTTGTTGCATCCAGGAGCAGAGACTACGCATCGGGGATCATCACGCTCCAGTGCTACGATGCCATGCTGAAGACCCGGGAGGACTACTTCCCGGACGGAGTCATCACGGGCACATGGCCGAAGACGATGACGGAGGTGGTCTCTGAGATCGCCCAGCGTATCGGTGTATCAGTGGATGCGAGGACGAGCATCAGGACAGAGAGCAGGTACCAGGTGGGAGTCCCGGGAGAACTCACACTCATGGATGTCCTCGGCTATATCGGGGCCGTGCACGGAGGGAACTGGATCATCACGGAAGAGGGAAAACTCCGGCTGGTTCCGCTCACGGACGCACCCACAGCCACTTCAACCGACGCATATGAGGTGACGGCTATCCTCGGGAGCCTTCAGACCGGGAAGACGATGACGGTCAGCAGGATCACCATGACTGTCGGAGAGGGGGAGGAGGCGGTCACCTACACCGCAGGCGATGACACCGGGTATGAACTGGTGATCAAAGACAATCCATACGCCACTCAGGACATCTGCGATGACCTTCTGGACACCCTCGATGGGACGGTGTATGCCCCATTTTCTGCGGATGGAGCCATCTATGACCCAGCCATCGAGCTGGGAGACAAGATCATCTACGGAGGGACTCTGTATAGCACGGTTGTCCAGGAAGACAGAACTCTCGGAGTGGCATACAGGAGCACGGTCTCTGCTCCGGCTGATGAAGAGATAGAGGACGAGTATCCCTATATCTCTGGAATTGCAAAAGAGTCCAGAAAAGTGCAGCAGAGCATCGACGATGCCCGTAAGGTCGCAAACAACTACCTTTCTTCTGACAACACCGGAGTCATGGTCGCGGACATGACCGACGGCACTGTACAGACCCCATCACAGGCCACTGGAAGAAATGTGTTCATTGACCCTGACTCGGTGGATATCAGGGAAGGACAGGACGTGCTGGCAAGTTTTGGTGAGAGTGTTATTGTTGGAAAAGAAGAAGAAGCACATTTAAACATTGATGCCACAGGCATTACTGGTATAGACAAAGACGGGTTAAGCGTGTTTGCAATCGGTTCAAACAACGCAGACAGAACAATTCAAGTAACCAAAACAAACGGCTTTACATTTTTAGGCGAGGAAGTTTCTAAAATATATCCTGTTCCTAAGGCATCAACCTATACACGCATTAGAAGGATACACCTGCCCATCACCAATCCAGTTTCCGGGACAAGGGTTAGGTTTTACTTCTATCTTACCAGTAGTTCCACATCAGCAGGTCCTGTAACGAAACTCACGGATACTTTTGTGGACTTTGTGTATGGAGAGGAAGCGGTTGAGCGAGTAATCAGCGTAGGAATGGAATACTATTTGTCCTTCGATTACAGCGGAGGCGCAAGTCTTGAAATAAGTGGCTACAGACCAACAAGTGACACAAGGTACTCTGTGGATTTTGGCATCAAAGCAGTTTCCTACTACGAAGTCACAGACGGTGCGTCTTTTACTTTTGGAACGAGGGAAGAAGTAACCGAAACGGTTATCGTAGACGGCGAAGGGAACCCTGTAACCGCAGGAATCGAAAATGTAGTTGGGGATTTCAGTGCCGCCTTTGGTACTGATAATGTGTCCTCAGGAGCTTGTTCTTTTTCTGACGGCCAAGGGTGTAGGGCAGACGCAGATAACGCTCATGCACAAAACCGTGGAACCGTTGCGGCATCAGCCAATCAGACTGCGATGGGTAAATTCAACGAAGCAGACTCCAGCGGTACATATGCCCTGATCATCGGCAACGGAGCACGGGATAATGCCAGGTCGAACGCTTTTACTGTAGATTGGGACGGGAATGCTCAAATGGCATTAGATGAGACGGCATCTTCTGGCACCATTGACGGCGATTTGTGTGCCGCTATTAAGGCTTTTGTGTGGGAAGGTGAGGTGATCGGCTGATGCTGAATTTGAAGAAACTGCTGACGAAAATCATAACCTCTCTCTATACGCATTGGGACCTGAACAAGGGGAGCAATATCCCTGACAGCTCCGACCTTGATACCTACTTAGATGTCGGCAACTACTATGTCGAAAGGTCAGGCAATGCGCAGACGGTGGCACATTCACCTGTCACCACAGCAGGATATGTCCTGAAGGTGATGGAGGCCTCGGCCGGTGGCAATTACCGCATCCAGGTGGCCTTGCCAAACGACAACCACGACATCTACAAAAGGTATTACAACACCGGTTCCGGGTGGACGGATTGGCAGCACTATCGCCCGGAGCAGGTGAGGAACACGCAGTTCGCGTTGACCACGGCACAGACAAAAGATGTAACCGTGGAATTTGGGCTTGGTTCTTCCGTCACAGCCATGTTCCTAATATCCTGCACGCGGTACACAGTCAACACAGACACCAATAGCGGCTTGTACTTAGTCAAGGCATACAAGAGCGGGAGCACGGCCCATTACAACGTGTCTGCGATCAAGTCGGCGACAGGCGTCACCATCACCTGTGACGGCGAAACCATCAGCATCACGACCACCGTAACCTACATGGCTTTCTCGGTGATGCAGGTCTATTGACACCAAAGGAGGAACAGCAGGGTGGACAAAAAACTCATGGAACTGGTCACAGGCGATCAGGTGCTGACATGGCTCCTGATCGCTTTTTTGGTGGGCTACTTTATCTACAAAGAGTGGCCTGAGCTTAAGCGCAGGGTGACGGGCAAGGTCATGGAACGGGCTGCGGCGGCCGAGACAGACAAGTCCCTCTCCGACCGTCTGTCGGTGATCGAGGAGGACGTGCGGCAAATTAAGGAAAAGCTGGATAGGGACTACGGGCGCCTCAACGACATGGAGCGATGGCGGAAGAGCATGGAACAGATCGCGGCTGAGTCACTCGAAGAGCGGGAGATCCTCATGCAGGCCATGCTCGGTGTTTTGGGCGGACTACAGCAACTGGGGGCTAACGGCCCAACGGAAGAAGCCCAAGACACTATCCACAAATATATCAACAAACAGGCACACAGGAGGGAAGATCGTGAATAAAGAAGATATCATTCGTAAGCTGACAAGCCGTAAGTTCTGGGCAGCAGTCTGCAGCTTCGTGGCGCTCCTTGTGGTCGCTCTCGGCCACTCCGAGGGCGAGGCCGCACAGGTGACGGCCATCATCATGGCAGGAGCCTCCGTCCTCGCGTACATCCTCGGAGAAGGGCTCATCGACGCGGCACGAACAGGGGAAAGCTATCAGCTCCCTGACGCAGAGGAGGAAGAAGAATGATCACTGGGTATTTCCCCTCACTGGCCGGGCAGTCTACTTCTGACCGCAGAGGCTCCAGCTTCGTCATTCATGACAGCGAGAAAAACACCATCGTTGTAGACGGGGGAGAAGGCGTTCTTTTCCAGAGGACCCTCACCTATCTGCAGGAAAAGGGGATCACCCATGTAACAGCGATCCTGACCCACTGGCACCCGGACCACGACAGGGGACTGCGGGGCCTTCTCGAATCCAGCATCATAGTCGACACGATCTACTGTCCTCCGTTGGAAGAGGTCCGGAAGCTGGACAGCAGTGATTACACTCGCGGGAGCAAGATCATCCAGCTTGCCAGAAGTCTCGGGAAGCATATCGTATACCCCCCGGCAGGAGAGTGGACCGGAATAAGAGTGGGGGAGATCAGGGCAGAGATCTGGCGCCGCGCCGCCAATACTTCCGACCGGGCAGATTTCGCTGTAAATAACACCTCTATGCAAGTGTATTTCCCGGAATTGTACACGCTGATCACAGGAGACACGATCGTACTCGACCAGGTATGCGCCGCCATGGGGAACAGGGTGGTGACATTCTTTGATGTCCCACATCACGGCAATGCCTGCAACAGCAAAGACACTGCCGCGATCAAGAAGCGCGGGGCGGCCATCTGCTACTATGACAACCCGGAGAGCGGGATCGGAACAACTGGTTTCACGGCCACAGGAGCGGCAAAGACAAAGGCGGCAGGGATTATCACTCTCGGATGCTCCAAAGCGGTCAGCGTGCAGTACGAGGACGGGAAGATGACCGTCATGCAGGGCGACAAGAAATATGTATATCCCGTCCCCTACGTCTCTGGGAAATGGATCGAGGAGGGCGGCAAGTGGTATTACATCCGTAACGGAGAAAAGGTGACCGGCTGGCAGCTTCTCTCCTGGAGCAAGGGGGAGGACTGGTTTTTCTTCGACGATGAAGGGGTCATGCTGACCGGATGGCAGAAGATCACGTGGGGTAAAGGACTCGATACATTCTACTTCACCAAAGACGGATGCATGGTGACCGGGTGGAAGAAGATCAGCGGCGGATGGCGGTATTTCGACGGCAACGGCTGTATGCTGACCGGATGGCAGAAGCTGGTGTGGTCGGGCGGAACCGACTGGTTCTATTTCACCGGCAAAGGGGCAATGATAACAGGCTTCCATACACTGGAATGGAGCGGCGGGAAGTCGCTATTTTATTTTGATCGGAACGGAGCCATGTACCATGATCGCGAAGCTGTGATCGACGGTGTCAGCTACACCTTCGACGGGAATGGCGTGGCTGTAAAAAAAAACAAAATGATCTGACCGGCGTCGTCGATGTATCGGAATTCAACGACGAAAACATCGACTGGGAAAAAGTGAAGACCGCAGGGTATGCAGCCATCTTGCGGATAGGACTGAGGGGAAGCATCACGGGGACAGCTTCCTGTGGGAAGATCCGCTATGACAATCACTACGAGAAATACCAGAAGGGAGCGGTCAAGGCAAAAGTCCCCTATTCTGTATACTTCTTCCCGGCGTCCATCACGAACGAGGAAGCTGAAGCCGAAGCAGACTGGATCATCAGCAACGTGAAAGACCTGCCCCTTGCACTCCCGGTGTATCTGGACTCAGAGATGGTAAATGCGGGCAAAGGCAGAGCAGACCGCCTGAGTAGAGCAGACAGGACAAGGTATCTCAGGATCATCACCGACAAACTGGCCGCGGCGGGGATCCCATGCGGAGTGTACGCCTCGACCTCATGGCTGACCGGCAAGCTGGACATGAGCCAGCTCCGGGACGATGTGCGGAAGAATACCTGGGTGGCCCAGTACAACACCACATGCACGTACAAAGGAGAATACCTTCTCTGGCAGTACACGAGCAAGGGAAGAGTCCCCGGAATAGACGGGAACGTGGATATTTCCCGGCTCGCCCAGGAAGGGGCCCGTGACGCGTTTGTGGCGATTTCGGAGCCTTCTGGGACGTTTCCACGCCAAGCCATCGTGGACGCGGCTGTGAGCCTCGTGGGAGCGCAGGAGGGCACATCTGCCCACAGAGCCATCATAGATACGTACAACGACTACGGGAGAGGCCACGGAGGGCTCCCCAGAGGATATGCAGTGAAATACACGGATGCATGGTGCGCAACTTTCTGCAGCTGTCTCGCCATCAGGTGTCGCTACACCGACATCATCCCGGTGGAGTGCGGATGCCCGCAGTGGATCACACTGGCAAAGGGCAGAGGCATCTGGCAGGAAAGCGACGGATATGTGCCACGACCCGGAGATTTCATCCTCTACGACTGGCAGGACTCCGGAAGCGGAGACAATACCGGGACGCCGGATCACATCGGCGTAGTCGAGAAGGTGGTCTCGAATATGATCACCGTAATCGAAGGAAACTACCAGGATGCAGTCAAGCGGAGAGTGATGCAGGTCAACGGACGGTACATCCGGGGATACGTCACTCCCAAATACACAGACTGAGATCATCTAATCCCCGCGGGGAATTTGGTCAAAAAGACCCCGGGGGGATATTCCCTCCGGGGTCTTTTGTGTATAGTGTGGTTTGTTTTAGCGGGCAACCGTGCGGCCATATTCATAGATGGCATCGCTTGGCAAATCGATTTCAGGAGACCAGAATACACAAGTCCGGCTCTGATCCAACTGAACCTGATTGAAAAGGCCAAAAGTCGTCCGGAGAACATCGTAGCCCGGAAGGCTCTCTATATCCCCCTTCACATCGTAGATCACAGTTCTTCCGTCGTCAAAGGAGACCAATAGCTCGTAATTTGGCAGAGGCGCTAATTCTTTAATTCTGCAGATCATGGCACATTCTCCAAAAGACCCCGCCTCAGACGAGAGGCGGGAGCTTTGTGATTTTCTGGGTGTTCCACATCGACTGCAACTCGTCCCGGTGGATTTCAATCCAGGAGCGGACCATTTCCTGGGCCCTTTTGGGAAGATCGCCTTCGATCATTTCTCCCGTCAGGATGTTAAATTCACCGACATACTCACCATAGATGGCATGAATGTGGCTGGGCTCGTGTTCTTTCGGCTTGAAGAACATCTTGATAACAATTCCATAAAACCGCGTGATTTCAGGCATTTCAACATCACCCCCTTGCTTTATGGCTGTATGTTAACTCTTGAAAAGGTTTTCTCCAATATGTAAACTTCACGAATAATCGGCAAAAGGTTTGTGCAATTATTGTGTCAAAAAAGCGGCTCCCGCCGCCTTTTATTATGCCAGAGCCTCGATCAGCTCTGCAACCTTATCGAATTTTGTGAGGAGCAGCCGGCGCGTATCTTTCGGAGAGAGGTGACCGCCGGTGAAGTTTGCCAGAGCGATGGACAGCTCGGTGAAGGCGGCGGACTCGACCTTGTAGGCAGCATTCCAAGCGGCCTCAAGCGCCTCGTTTTCGGGATCAGCCAGAAGCATGGCATCGGCTCTGGCTTCAGCCTCGGCGGCGGTCTGGTATTTCTTGAGCAGGTTTTTCAGGGTATTCTTCATGGGGCACCTCCTTGTTGGTTTTGTTAAATGTATCAAAGGGAGAACAGATAGGCGGGCACCTTGTCCCTGACCTCTTCGCCGGTTTTGAAGTTCCAGTGAGAATTCCGGCTGTTGATCTCCACCATGCCCTCCAGCTTGCAGCCGTTCTGGAGGAAGGTCCATGCGGTGTTCACTGCGCTGCTCCAGGAGGAAGAGAAGGTGAATTTCTCGATCCCAAAGTTGCGGAGCCAGCCGATCATCTCAGCATCGTTCTGGAGGGGCTCGGAGATATCAATGCAGTCGTTCCCGGCATTCATGGACTCGACGTACAGCCGGAGAACGTAGGAGTAATCGCTTCCCTTTTCTCTGACCTCATCGACGAGGGCCCCGTGGGCTGCTCTGGCAGCTTCCATCCCAGCCTCGTCATTGGCGGCCTTGGCGGCATCGAAAGCCGCTTCAATTTCCAGGTTCCTGCGGTAGTCTTCTGCAAAAGTGTTCTTCATTTTAGCTCCCTTCCCGGGCGGATGCCCGTACATATGTTCTGTCCTTCAAGTTGTGTCTGATGTTAACTCTGCCGGGCAGAGAAGTACAGTGTCTAAAAGTCACAAAGATCAGAGAGCCGGGTTGTGTACTATTGAGACAAGGGAACAGTGGGGGGAAGAATGGCAGATCATAAAAAAACGGCCACCGTATGGATGGCCGCTGCGACACCTACACCCGCCGCCGCTATTTGCGCGGCGGTCTTCCATGGGCAAAAGCGGCATCACCTGAGAGGTTCTGCAGGAGCAGGCTCCGGGTCTTTTTGTATTCCGGGCCGATCAGACCGATGCGGAGAAGGAACGTCCGCATGGCGTAACGCTCGTTCTCCACCGCCCTGGGCTTTACCGTGATCCGCTTCTGCCCCTTCACATGGGTGCAGAGGGAGCTGAACAGGATCATCACGGCGTTCATCATCTCCGGCTCCAGGGAAGCAGAGAGGGCAAAGGAGACCATATCCTCGCCGTAGGAAACAGAGAACGAGGCACCGCAGGCCTTCTCGATCAGTTCCTTCTTTGCGGCAAGAAGCCGGTCAAGTTTTTCCACAAAGGCAGCGTCCAGGGGAATGTGAACGATGACCTTGTCTGTATTCAGATCGTCAAGCTCGTAATCCCGGAGTTCCGCCTCCGACAACTCCCGGTCATAGACCAGGATGTCGTGGTATTTCCCGGAAGGATCGTCCTCCCTCCGGAACAGACCTCTCATCGGCTGGCAGCCGATGGAGAAACCGCGTAAGCGCATCCCATATTTGAACATATCACGCCTCCTTCACGAAATAGCCGTACACGCAGCGGGTGCCGCCCCGGCTGCAGTCAAAGGTATCATGGATCACGCCGTCGATGACGGCAACGGAATGCCGGGAAACATTCACCACCAGCCGCCCCTTCGGCAGTTCGCTCTTCTTGAGGTGCACAGTGCACCCAGAGCCGAAGAACATGGTCGGAACCCAACGCCACCCAAGATGGGCCATGATCCTGCGGATGGTCGGCTTATACACCCCGGTGCGGGCGTTGCTCCGATATTTCTGTTTTTTTCCCAGGACTTCCTGCTCGGAGAATTCGTTGATCAGGTCATAGACCTCCCGGTAGGGCATCTCCGTGGCGATAGAGATCGCACGGCAGACACAATCCCTCGTCTGGCCTTTGAACCCGGCAGCCTTGCGGCCGCCGTCATCATACACGAACCGCTGTGTTTTCCTTTTCCGTTCCATCGATGGCCTCCTCTCACGGCGCGACATAGACGGTGCACTCCGGAACCCTATTCCCGCCAAGGATAACTGCCGCCCTTTTCTTCGCCTCGGTCAGCGTCCATACCCCAGGAACCCAGAAGATCGTGTCGGTCTGGTAAGCCGAAACCTTGTCGTAGTAAACCTCGGGGACCGGGATCTCAACGGTTGCGTTCTCGATCAGGAATGCCCAGTGGCCAGTCCCTCTGGGAGCTTTCCCGTGGCTGGCGATGTATGCGTTATTGCTGAAATGGTACCTGTCAACGAGCTTTCTCATGCTTTCTCCTTCCCCGGACCATCGGCCCGTACATGCGTTCTTTTTAAGTTGTGTGTGATGTTAACTCTGAGCAAGACGGGTCGCAAGACAGTAATTGTCACAAAGATCGACGGCCTGATTTGTGTGGTATTACATAAGGAAGAAATGCGCACAAAAGTGTGCGAAGAAGCGAGATGCAGCGCGATCGCTATACGGCCCAGCTGATGTCTTTATCGTTGAAAACTCTGGGTGGTCGTGAGAGGCTCTGGGTGGAGATGAGCCGGTGGCGCTCCGGCAGGAGAGAACCTGTGGCCCGGCGGGCAGCTACACCGGAGGGGCGTCGCAGCCCCTCTTGTTTTCCGTTTACGGCTCAATCCTTCTGACTCGGTCAACCCCATAGATTACGTTCAGCCCGGAGCCGTTGTCCCATCGCACCAGGAGAGAGCCGGTATCGTCCACCCCGGTGACGGTCCCCAGAGTACCCGGAGAGGGAGCCTGGGGATCATCCATCTGCAGCAGTTCCACGCGTGTACCGCGCCTGTAGCGCGCTCTGAGGCCCTCCAGGGCCGCCCTCGACAGCTCATGCATAGTACCGTCCCCCTTTCATATAAGGCGCAGCGTTGACGCCGTGTGCGCTCCAGAGGAGCGCCTCGTCGAAGCCGAAACGGCGGTAGCCTTCCGCACAGGTGTTATAGTACTGCTCAGAAGGACCCGCCAGAGGGTGCCTCCCCTCGTTCATGACATAAGCGATGCCGTCGATAGAGACTGTGGGGCCATAGAACATGTCCGCATTCAGGCGCAGGGTTTCCTTCCGATATAGGCGAGGAAAGCCCTCATAGATATCAAGGTTTGCCTCGTCCACCTTCGAGATGGACCAAATGCCCACAGGCACCTCGCCTCCCTTATAGGGCTCGATGGTGAGGACCCCCCGGAAGACAAGTCGGTAGTCCCGGATCACGGCTCTGCCGACAGGGAGAGCGTCGGGGCAACGATACGCCATCTGTTCAACGTTCAGATTGCTCCCATAGGCTATATAGAGCTTTCTGCCCTTCTCCGGGCGGAAGACAGGAGCGAGGAGAGGGGTGCAGAGGGCCCTCTCCATCTTTGCAACGAGGCCCAGGGAGAGGTCAACCACTCCCCGCTCGTAGCGGGAGACGGCGGTCTGAGAGACCCCGACCCTCTCTGCAAGCTCCCTCTGGGACCATCCCAGCCGCCTGCGGGCATCTTTGATGTTCAGACCGACAAGTGCGTTCTTCGTGAATTCCTTCTTCATGATTTTCCTTCCTTTCCGAAGGCGGCCATCAGGCCGCCTGTCTCCATGCTGCGTTACCTGCCAGATCGCGGGTCAGGAACTCTCTGGCTGTTGCGAACTCATCGCCGATGAAGCCCAGGCGGAGGAGCCAGGTCCTCATGGCGTATTTGGGGTTTTCGACCTGTGGCTTATTGGGCCGGCAGTTCTTGCACTGCTTCGCCATCTGGCTGAGTGCGAGGCAGAGCTGGATGTAGCTCTTGAGCCTTCCCGCGTGGAGGCCGCCCTTGTATTTCCCGTGGGGGTTGTTGAACTGGAAGAGCCGGAACTCGATGGTGCCCTTTGTGAAGGTCGCGTGCAGGTTCAGCATATGGTAGCGGCTCGGGTTGTAGTGCTCGCCGCGGTTCCAGTTCGCCCCGTCGTGGCTCTCGTACCATACATCTGCGAGGGCGTCCATCGTGGTGGGTTTCCGAAGGTTGAGGCTCTTCAGGAAGGCGGGATCCACGGTCTTGCACCACTGGGTCGTGCGGCCCCGGTCGATATGGATCGCATCGATCAGGAGGTCTTCGTGGCTCGCCATGAGGTTTACAAGGTTCTTCAGGGACCTGGGGGTGTGCCCGTCCGCTCCGATGTGGACGTGGACACCGCACTCGTGGCGGGGATTGCTGCGCCCACCGTTCCGGCGCATCACCCTGACCACTTCCTGCAGGGTTTCCATATCTTCGTACCGAAGGATGGGGGTGACCATCTCGCACTTCTCGGCGTCGACCCTTGCCCGGATGGAAGCATCCCTCTGGAACTTCCACTCACGCCCCTGGGCGTCCCATGCGCTCCAGGTCTGGTAGCCGTTCGTCCAGGCGGTGTATTCGTAACGCCCGGTTCCGAAGTATTCCGCGGCAGCCTTCGCGGCGTTTTCGCGGGTGATGTTGAACATCTCGACCTCGACACCGAAGGTCTGGTTCTTCATGGCTTCGATCTGCCTTCTGGTGGTTTCTCTCATCGTTGGCTCCTTTCTATGGGCTCGTACATATGTTCTCTTTTTGGATTGTCTGTATGTTAGCTCTGGTGCCGAGATAAGTACAGGGTGTAATACTGCCAAAGATCGCGGACCGAATTTGTGTAGTATGGGTAGCCGGAGAGAAGAGGGCGGAGAGGCGCGGCAGAAGTTATATATTTGTTCATATGGGCACAAAAAAAGCCCGTAAATACAGGCTTTTCAGGGATTGCGTCGGGGGTTCGATCCCCCCATCGCTCATATTACACAGGAAGCCTGAAAATACAGCGTTTTTCAAAAAGTGCCGTGTTTTCAGGCTTTTTTTGATGCTCAACAAAGTGCCCGTCTTTTCCCAGTTTTGGGAGTTTCCTCCCACAGATGGGAGAAAAAGTTCATTTTTCGCGGAGACTTTGGGGGAATGTTCATCTGGTTGTTAATGTAAGCCGGCAGAGAAAAGGGCCCGGACAGGGCCCTTCTTTTATGGGGTTATTTAGGAAGAAGATCCGCAAGCGATGACGTGGCCACCTTTGCCATTTCCGCATCGCGGTCGGCGAGGGTGTGCCGATACACGCTCTTCATGGTGCGATCAGACGACCAGCCGCCGTACTTCTGGATGAAAGCATCGCTGCACCCCTGATCATGAAGGCGGGAGACCATGAAGTGCCTCCAATCGTGCAGACGGATGTGGGGGAGACCAAGGCTCTTGATCAGACGACCATGAGCCTCCGTCAGCCGGGACGGATTGTATCTGCAGACGTATCCCCGCTGTCTTACAAGATCACCTACACCCGGGGGCAGCTCGACATACCTGTCCGAGCTAAAGGTCTTGGGTGGCTTTGTCACCCATTTTCCGGCAGGAGAGTAGACCATGTCCTTTGAAACATGGACGACATCCCCGGAGAAGTCCGCCGGAGACAGGGCACAGATTTCTCCCCGGCGCAGCCCGGAGGCGGCGAGGATCATCGGAACCTCAAGGTCCGTGCCACGAACGGCAGAGAAGACCTTCTCAGCCACTTCGGCGGTAGGGACGGTGATCTCGGTGCGCGTCTTCCGGGGGAGAGTGCAAGGTTCCATCTGGATTTTTTTATAATGGAGAGAAGCGGAGATCAGCCCGTAATAGTTCCGAACAGTCTTCTGGGATTTTCCCAGGGACAGCTCGTTCAAGAACAGCTGCAGACTCTCGCCGTCAATAACGTGAAGTTTTTTATCCACAAAAGAGGAGTAGGACCGGCACAGTTCCCGCTCTATGTTTCTGTATCCGCGGACAGTGGCCGGGGACAGAACCGGTTCCTTGAATGCTATGTACTCGGCAATCGCTACACGCAGGGTGTCCCGGGAGGGCGTGCCTTTCTCCAGAAGGAGAGCCGCGGCCCTTGCCGACGCTTCCCGTTTTGTGGCGGCAGTTAGAGTCTTTACAATGGTTTTTCCTTCGGGGGAGCGGCCCAGGTAGACCTGGATCTGCCAGCGCCCGTTCTTCAATTTCTTCGGTTTGCTCATTTCGTCATGCCTTCCGAAAAATGGGTACAAAAAAGGCACCCTTGCAAGGGGATGCCTCGTGCAGTACAATACAAATGGTTTCTCAAGCATCGGAGGCTCGATGCTTCCCCGGCGGCTGGTACCCGCCGGGGGTTTTCTTTTTTCTGCGGTAACCATGTTAATGGGTGTCCGCCAGATCTGCAATGTCGCTTTCTTCCGAACATTCCGTGTCCTTTTGTGCACATTGACAGGCAACGCAAGGCGCACAGCTTCGGGGGGTTGGCTTATGGCTTTGTGTGTCGAGCGATGAGGTGGACCCTGTTTTTTGGTGGAATTGCCGACTTGCAAAAACCAAACAAATGTTCGATAATTTACTCATCGCTACCTGAGGCAGTGCGGAACGGAGGTAAGCCGTGAAAGCTGTCATTATTGAAATGATAGAGGAAGCCAACGAAGAGCAGCTCCGCGTAATCTTCTGCTTCCTCCGTACATTTCTCCACAAGTAGTCCCTTTCCTTAAGCGGGCGGGCCGTCACTGGCCTGCTCGTTTTCTTTTACCATCTTCTGGGCTAATTTTGCAAGAACAGCCCATTCTTCCTCGTCAAGACCAGCAAGGGCGTTGATCAGCTTCGCCTTTGACCCCTCGGGTTCGTTTGCAAGAATATCTCCAATAAAAGAAGATATCTGTTCACTGCGGGTTGTTCCAAGGAACGGATCTCCAACTCCTGTCAGTAACCAGTCCCGATTTACACCGAATTCACGGCAAACAGACTGAACCATCTGAGAGGTAAGTCCGCGTTCCCCCTTTTCTATGTTAGAAATCGCAGCTTTAGTAACTCCCAATCTCCGACCAAACGCCTCGCCGGATAGCTTCAAAGTCTTTCTTACATATCTAAAACGTTCGTTTTCAGTTAACATTGTGAACCCCCTTTCAACCATTATGTTACAACAGTGTGTACTAAAGTGCAAGCAGAAAATACACAGCGACAACAAATTGCCGTTGACAAAGTACACGTCGAATATTAGAATATACACAAAGAAAACCAAATAAGCGAAAGGAGGACCTATGTCAGACAGTGGGAAAAAAGATCTGCGGACCATAGCAGAGGCATACGCCATGATGACCAGCGAACAAAAAAGTTACATTGTGGGTTACGCACAGGGAACGAGTGATGCCAAGGCCGGCAAGCACAAAGAAGAAGGAACAAAGCAGGAGATCGAAAATGAGAAGGTTACGGATCACTGAGTTTCAGGAGCTGGTCCGCAGGAAGCGGCTGGCACTCGGAATGAATCAGGAGGAACTGCAGAGAGCCTCCGGGATGAGCAACGGGACCTTTCACAGGAAGATCGGCCGCCCGGAGGGGATGACCATCGCAGAATTCCATAACCTCGACCGGATCCTTCACTTTACCGACAAAGAGAAGCTGGACTTTCTCGCGGGGTACATGAAATGAGGGCAAAGATCAAGGTAAACCCTGAGACACTGCCAGAGCCGCTCCTGCCGCCCACGCACAGCGTGAGGATTGACGATCCTCCCTATGGATACACGGCGGAGGAGTGGAGGGAAACACTCCAGAGAAGAGCGGCAATGCCCATTCACAGACAGCCTGAGAAGTATCCAAACATGTGGACCGCCGAGCAGGACAACGCACTGATTGCCCTCTGGAACGAGGGGGCAGATTTCGAGGCCATGGCCGATGAGACCGGGAGGACGCCAAAAGCCTGCCAGGGAAGGATCGCAAAACTCCGGGGATGGGGAAAGATACTGCCGAGAAAACGGCGGGTGGTTCCACAGATCAGGTGGGACGAAGAGAAGATCGCAGAGCTGACAGAGCTCATGCGGAAAAAGACGGGGGTGCGGAAAGCCGCACAGCAACTGGGGATAAGCCCCACGGCACTCTACAAACAGATCCAGAGGATGGAGGTGAGACCATGGGAACAGGAACAAGGCTGATAGGGGCGTTGGCAATATGCGGATGCATTCTTTTTGCCGATGCGATGCTCGACTCGACCGTGGGATTGTTCATGGCACTGGGGTCGGCGATCGGGGTCGCATGGTTCGCATTCAAGGCAGAGGAGGAAGAGACATGGGAGAGATAAGAAAAAACTATCCGGGTCCGCGGGTAACGATCAACCTGGCGATGATTGACGAAGCAAGGGCAAGGGCCGAGAAAGATGCGCGGATTTACTCAAAAGTGCTCCAGATGCACGGGATATCCCCCTCTACGGTGGCAAGAGGGCATCTCGGAAGGGCTTACAAAGTTTTTGCGGAAAGCAACGGACTCGATCCGGACGCAGACTATGGGCGGATCAAGCAGGAGCTGCTGGAGTTGTTCTGCCCGATCTTCTCGATGAACCCAGAGGACTGGATCGTCAAAGACCTTCCGCCGATGAAGACCGAAACAAAGGAGCCTGAAAAAATCGAGAGCAGCGGAATCGAAGATGTGCTGATCGCATTAGACCAACTACACCGGGACAACATGATCCTGCAGGAGAACCTCGAAAAGGCGATCAAGATCCTTTCAAACATCTCGATGGTATCAACGAACACGTTCGAAGAGACCAGGAAGGTCGCATGGAGCGCGAACAATATCCGCAAAGAAATTGCCCCGGAGAGCGGCAACTCGTCCGGGACACAGTAATGGCAGCAAAACCATTTACACGGTGATTATATCACCGGGAAAGAAGGAACGCAATGGCGGCAAAAAAAGAAGAAGTGATCACCATCCGCAAGCCGAAGCTGGCGAAGATCAAGCTGAAGATCGTCGGTGACACCCCGCTGATCGTCCACTGCTGGTCTGAGAAGGCCATGAGGGAGATGCTCGATGCACAGCAAGGTAGGAACAAGACAAAGAAGAAGCCCTGCAAGCTCCCGTTTGATGACTTCGCAAGGTCGCTCTACTGGATGACCCCAATGCCTACGGAGACCATCATCGACGAGGGGAACAACGAACCCAGAGAGGTCTGTACCGAGGAAATGTTCGAGAAAGCGCTGGCAGAGGGGGCAAGGTTTGGCTTCCCGGCGAATTCCTTCAAACAGGCCGCGAACGCCTCGGCATTCAGGATGGGGTGGGTGAAGAACCAGATGGCCCTCCGAGGTTCCTACTTCCTCAACGCGGAGGATAATGGGGAACTGGTCGAGATCAAAGGGTGCCAGCCGATGCTCCGGGAGGATGTGGTCAAGGTAGGCATGGGCACCGCAGACCTTCGGTACCGGGCAGTGTTCGAGGATTGGCACTGCGACATGATCCTCGAATACAACGCAAGCGGGATCCTTAAGCTGGACGACATCCTCTCATGCATCGAACTCGGCGGATACGCCTGCGGAGTTGGAGAATGGAGGGTCGAGAGAGATGGCACCTTTGGGAGGTTCCATGTCGAAAAGAGCAACTGACAACACAGAATCAGTCGAGGTATGGCTCGCTGTGGTTGGTTCCGGTAGGGCATGGATCGGCAGTCAAGGTATGGCGAGGTCAGTCCAGGCACATCATGGCGAGGCTTGGCGTGTCAAGGATAGGCACGCGGTAACTATAGGCAATAGACTCAGTCGAGGCAACGCGGGGTGAGCCAAGGATAGGTTAGGCGGGGAACAGCCAACAAAACTATCGGAGGTAAACCAGAATGGCAGCATACACGAGTAAGTATTCATGGAAGCCCGGGTATTCATACAAAGTGCCCGCGCAGACGGTAGGAGAGGCCCTCGAGACTATCGAGAGCCAAGAAGGGGCGGTGAGCAGCCGGGCTTTTCTCGACTACTCCCGCCCAGAAGAGGCAGAGACACACGGGCTCTTCGAATGGGATGACAGCATCGCGGCAGAAAAGTACCGGATGCATCAGGCGGGCTGTATCATCAACCAGCTCAGCGTACAGATCGTATACGAGGATAGCAAACCCGAGGAGGTTCATGCGGAGATCCGGCAGGAGGAATACAGACCTGATGTCGCTACACCGATCACGGCATATGTGAACGTGTCTCCCAAGACAGTGAAGGGGGCTGCAGAGTTCAGGAACATCACCGCCGCAATGGAGAACGAGGATACCAGGAGACAGGTGCTGATGAACGCACTCCAGGAGCTCAGAGCATTCGAAAAGAAATATCAGATGTACAAAGAGTTCGCAAAAGTGTTTGCGGCGATCGAAGAAGCGGAGGAGGAGATCAGGTGAACGAAGAATACAGGGAATTCACGAAAAAGCTGATGAACGTGGGGTACGCACTCATGATGGAGACCCGGGAAAAGGGGCTCTCAGAAGGGAAGGTCAACTCGATCAGCTTTGATCCAAAGGACGGCTATGTGACCGTTACGGTTCAGACGCCCGAGGGTAGCAGGTACACTGCCTGCCGGTTCGATGACACGGACGGTTACACCATCGATTACACGAGCAACAGGAAAGAGAAGATCGAAGAGATCATGCTCGACGAGGTAGTGGACGATGTACCGTTCAGGTGACCCCATAGAGGACTTCCATCGATACGAGAACGACAGATACAGAGCTCTCAGGGACAGGCCCTTCTGCCACGACTGCGATGAGCCTGTCGGGGAGTGGTACTACGAAGTGTACGGATTGTTCTTCTGCGAGGACTGCATGAGGGAGCACTTACACGCCGCGGAGGACTCATGAGCAAACAGGCGACGCCGCTCTGCTACGATGATCGTCCTTGTTTCGGTAAATGCTATGGGGTTTATTGCCGAATCCTTACAGAAACGGATCCAGACAGACCGTGCTCTTTTTGCAAACCGGAACGGGAAGTAACAAACGGCAAGAGATACGGAGGTAAAAATGACAATGCAGATCAGCGTTCTGCAGACCCCTGGGAAGATTGAGACAAACTTCCTCGAGCTGGAAGCACAGCTCCGGCTGCAGATGCAGGCATACGAAGAACTGGAAGTTACCGAGGAGAACATCCCGGAAAGAAAAGAGGATGTAGCCACCCTTCGGAAGATACGCAAGGCGGTGGACGACCGGAGAAAGGAAGTGAAGAAGGCCTACAGTCAGCCACTCACTGAGTTCGAGGCAAAGGTCAAGACTCTGACCGGGATCATTGACGAGCAGATAGCCCGGATCAATGAAGGACTCGGGGAGTTCGAAGCCAAAAGGAAGCAGGAAAAGCAGGTCCACATCGTGGAGCTGTACAAGGCTAACATCGGAGACTTCGAGGAGTTCCTGCCTCTTCAGAGGATCCAGTCCCCACAGTGGCTGAACAAGACATGCACAGACAACGAGATCATCGGGGATATCCAGACAATGGCTCTCCGGGTCCAGAACGATCTCGCCCTGATCAGGTCACTGCACTCGGAGATCGAAGAAGAGCTGATAAAGGTCTACCGCCAGAGTGGAAACGATGTCGGAGCGGCGGTCAGGCGCAACAGTGACTACGAGCACGACGCCCGTGTCAGCGCCCAGAAAGCCCAGGAAGCCGCCTCACGAAAGATGGCGGAAGAGGTGCCTACAGAGCCACAGGAAACGCGCAGGAAAGCCAGAAAAGAGCCAACGCTCGCGATCCGAGTAAGGGGAATGGAGAACATCTCCGCACTGCAGCTCTTCCTGGATATGAGCGGCATGGAGTATGAGGAAGTGATAGAAGGAGGACTGAGATGGACCAGCTGACATTTCGAAAACTGAGGGCAGATGAGATCGACTGCCGGGTCTCCACAGTCAGCCAGAAGGGAGCGTCCCTGCTCCTCTACAAAGACGCCAGGGCAGACCAGAACCTGCTCGACGAAACGGTAGGAGCCGGGAACTGGCAGAGGAGCCACGGGCTGATCAACGGGAACCTCTTCTGCAGCGTAGGAATCAGAGTGACCCACGATGACGGCACGACCGAGTGGGTATGGAAGCAGGACGTAGGGACCGAGTCATATACCGAGAAGGAGAAGGGGGAAGCCTCCGACTCCTTCAAGAGAGCCTGCTTCAACTGGGGGATTGGCAGAGAACTGTATACGGCACCCTTCATCTGGCTCACTCCGGACAAGGTGAATATCGAGAACAGGAACGGGAAGCTCACCACACACGACCGCTTCACCGTGGGCTCGATCGAGTATGAGGGGAACAAGATCAGCGGGCTGACCATCCTCGACGAGAGCGGAAAAACCGTCTACTTCTTCGGTAAAGGGGTCAGAGGGAAGCAGCAGAGGAAAGCAGAGGAAAAGGGAGGAACGCCCACCCGACCCAAGGAAAGTCCACAGCCTGAGAGACAGGCACAGGAAAGCTCTACAGCACAGCAGCCCATCATGGTAGGGCCGGTCACTGCGGAGTATGTGGTCGCACGCGCCAAAGAGCCGATCACTAACGTGGAGGCGGAAGCCCTCGCGGATGCGGCAAGGGCGGCCGGCGTCGACCCAAAGAAGATCCCACCCGCTTACAGAACGGACGACCTGCTCAAGCTGACATATGCCCAGTATTACACCCTCATGAGCGGCAAACACTGGGACTACTTCAAAGAGACGAAAAAATAAATGGAGTTTACAGGAAGACTCAGAGATCTGTATCGGGACATGGACGGAAGGGCGGTCGCGTCCTTCCGCCTGGAGGAAGAACCCGGCGACATAGACGAGCTCCGGGAGACAGACCTGAAGATCCAGATCAGCAAAAAAAAGAATCGGCGGTCGCTGGACAGCAATGCCTACTTCCACGTCTTATGCGACCGGCTCCGCCAGCGAATGAAAATCTCCATGGCGAGGTGCAAGAATACCCTGATCTGCCGGTACGGGCAGGTGGAGTACATAAAGGGACAGCAGGTGGTGATCAAGACGAACATCCCTGTGGAGGACATGCTGGAAAACGAGACACTACACTGCCAGCCGTGTGGTGTGGACATTCAGAACGGTCAGGAGATCAACTACTACCGGGTATACAGAGGGAGTCACACCTATGACACGGCGGAGATGAGCCGGCTGATAGACGGCACAATCGAAGAATGTAAGTCCGTCGGGATCGAGACGGCAACCCCGGACCAGATCGCACACATGATGAATCTATGGGAGGCTTCATGGGAAAGAAAGAGAGAGCGAAAGGAGCGCGCGGAGAACGGCTTCTAAAAGAGTTTCTGAACGGACTCGGTCTGGATGTCCGGCGCGGGTTCACCTATCTGCACCAGTCTGACTTGGTTGACCTCCCCGGAATCCATGTGGAGTGCAAGTTCGTAGAAAAGCTGAATGTCAGAAGAGCCTACGAGCAGGCAGTAGCGGAGGCGGAGAAGAGGAAAGACGGAATGCCCGCGGTGTTTTGGAAGGTCTCACGCAAGCCATGGCTGACGATCATGCGGACAGAGGACTGGGTGCAGTTATATAAGCTCGCACGGTGGAAGCATCCTGGTCTCGCAGCACCTACACCGGATGAGGACAGTGAGGAAGAGACATGAGAGAGAGCTTCATCCTTTACACGCAAATCAATGAAATCCTCAAAGAAATGACGGATGAGCAAAAGGGTCAACTTTTCCAGGCAATCGTGGACTATGAGATCACAGATGAAGTGCCGGAACTGCCAACACTCGTTAAAATCGCGTTTATCCCAATCAAACAGGGTCTCGATGCTAACAACAAAAAGTATGACGACATAAGGCAGGCGCGCTCAGACGCAGGAAAAAGGTCTGCGGAACGCAGGACTCAGCAAAAACGAACAAACCCCAACAAAGAGGAACAAACGCAAACAAGCGGCAACAAACAGCAAGTACAAACAGCAAACGGCAACAACGGCGAACATTATGTAAATGTTAATGATAATGCTTTAAAAGAGAAAACTCCCCCTAAAGGGGGAGTAAAAGAGAAAGGCGAAGATCCGCTCTCCGAGTCCGGGATCTCGGAGCCGTTGCAGGACAAGGTCAGAGAATGGCTGCAGTACAAAAAGGAGCGGCGGGAGAGTTACAGACCGACAGGGATGCGGTCATTGATCACCCAGGTGGCAAAGGCTGAACAGAGCCATGGGACTCTGGCGGTCATGGAGCAGATCGAGACGGCCATGTCCAGCGGATGGAAGGGAATGGGGCTCGACCGGATGAGGGCATCACCCGGACTGACAGTAAGAGAGCCAACAGGGGCAGAGCTCGCCATGCAGATGGCCATGGAGGCCAGAGGGGAAGCGCCATGGGAACCACCGTGGGAGCCGCCGTGTCGCGATCTTGATGCAGAGGTGGAAGAAGTACCGGGGCAGACACACAGAGGCGCCGTGTGAGGCGCAGAGAGGGCCGTATGGACACGATACTGACGACAGAGAAGGGCAAATGCTACCGATGCGGCAGAATTGGGCCGACGGAGCGGCACCACATCTTCGGTGGCCCGAACAGGAGATGGTCGGAGAAGTATGGGCTAACCGTACACCTCTGCCATTTTTGCCACAACGAGCCACCCATAGGGGTTCACTACAACAAAGACACAGCCAGGTGGCTCCATGAAACAGGGCAGCGGGCATTTGAGGTGCGTTACTGGAAAGAGCACGAATGCACGTGGGAAGAAGCCCGGGAAAAGTTCATGGAGATTTTCGGAAAGAATTACTTGTAACGACAAAGGAGGTAAAAGATGAGCCTGAACAAAGTGATTTTACAGGGGCGGCTTTGTGCGGACCCGGAGGTGCGGTACACCCAGGGGGAAAACCCCATGTGCATCGCGAGATACAGACTGGCAGTGAACCGCGACAGGAAGGAAAAGAACGGAAACTACAGCGCAGACTTCATCGGATGCGTAGCCTTCGGAAAGACAGGGGAACATGCAGAAAAGTTCTTCAAAAAGGGGATGCAGATCAACGTCACTGGGAGATGGCAGACCGGGGACTATACCGGGAAGGACGGGAAGAAGGTTTATACCAACGAGTGCGTGGTGCAGGAGCAGTACTTCACGGAGAGCAGGGGAACTGCCCAGACTACAGAACGGGCACCGAAGGGAGAACCTGCCGGATTTGACGGCTTCATGAGCATCCCTGAAGGGATCGACGAGGAGCTGCCGTTCAACTGAGGAGAAGGAGATGGAAGAGTATATGACAGCAAGACAGAGACTGGGCCAGAACATCTTAGACCAGCTGAAAGAGATTGACAGAGATTACAGATGGCTGGCACAGGAGACCGGCAAATCCCACGACACGGTCATGCGGTACATTACAGGCTATAGGGTGCCGACGGCAATCGCACTCCGAAAGATGGCCGTGGCGATGGGGTGCACAATGGACAGCCTGATGGAGGGAGTGCTCGATGACGACAGATGAGTGCAAACAGATCCTCGCGTATATCTCCTCCGCATATCCCCGGTTTTACAGCAGCATGAACCGCAACGCATATGAACAACAGGCGAGGGTGTGGAGTGATGTACTGGCCGAGTATCCCTACACTGACGTCTACATGGGAACTCAGGGATACATCAGTGCAGACGCAAGCGGATTTCCCCCTTCCCCTGGGCAGATAGTGGAATACATCCACCGGATCGCTCACCCTGCGGATCAGAACGGTCCGGAAGCATGGGCGCTGGTCAGGAGGGCAGTCAGGCACAGCGGGTGGGACGCAAAGGCGGCGTTTGAGGCGCTCCCCCCTCTCGTCCAGAGAGCTGTAGGAGATGCAGAAAGCCTCAGAACGATGGCACTAACAGACATCGACACCCTCGAAACGGTGGGACAAAGCAACTTCCTGCGGACTTACGAAGCCGTGGTCAGAAGGACAGCCATAGAGCGGAAGCTCCCGGAGCGGTCAAGGGCAATGATCGAGGCGAGGAACCCGAAACCGAAAGCAATAGAGGCAAATAAAACACCACAGAGTCCAAAGAAACGGACTGACTCAGTCCCGGCACCGGAAGGGATGATGGACACACTCAGGAAAAGACTGGAGGTATGAATGAATCTCAAAGGGTGCCCGTTTTGCGGGAGCAAGGAAGCCGACCTGTGGTACAGGGAAGCCAACTGGAGGGGGAGGATCACCTATGTGAAGTGCAACGTATGCGGCGCACAGACAAGGGCATTCTCTTACTACGACAACGGAGAAGAGGTCAACAGCGAAGACCAGGGAGCACAGGCGGCAATAAGGGCGTGGAACAGACGTAGCGACTGAAGGGAGGCACAGATGGAGCACCTGATACAGATAGGCGTACACGTAAACGACAAAGAGATCGAGGCAAATATCCTACAGGCTGCCGCAAAAGAGATCATCGAGCCGATGAAGGATGAGATCAAAAAAAGGCTCATCTCCTCCAGATCGTGGGGGTCTCCGGAGCTGACCGACAGTGCCAAAGGGATAGTCAAGGAGTTCCTCAACGAGAACAAGGAGCGGCTGATCGAACTGGCGGCAAAGGAACTGGCGGAAAAACTGGCGAGGACGAAAGCCGCAAAGGAGGCCGTAGGCGAGGTGGCAGGGCAGATGAAGGGAAGGGCATCATGA